GATGATAATCCTCTTTATTTTTGTATAGCCTCATTATAGACTTTATTTCATCGCATAATTTGATCATACCTTGTCTCAATGAGTTTGGATCAACGCCAGCTTTCCTAATTTTTAATACTAAAGATACGGGTTCGCTAGGATGAAACTCTGAATGAAAACAACGTAAAATGGTTTCTAAATTTTTTCTATCATCTATTTCGCAGATAAAATAAAACTTGAAAGTATAATTCCTATCATCAAACATAATTCTACGATTATCATACTGATATGCTGATATGTTAAATGTGTGTGGTATAACCTTTATAGTTTTAGTAATACCATCTCGTATTAGATTATTTTTTGCGCACGAATTTGGAACCCATATTTCATCAACAAGTTCTAGATTTTGATACCAATGGTGATATTTGATAGAATCTAATTCGTGTACAAAGTAAGCAATATTTTTTTTGAACTTATCCGTTCCCGTAATGTGATGCGGCAAAACATGCTGTATACATACATCTATATTATCTAAGTCTTTATTTTCAAAGTTCAATATATCTTGATCTAATTCATATGGATTATCTGTTAGTTTTATATTTCTACAAACAATGTCTATGTCTGTTGTTGCTACGGCTCTTATTCCGTTAATAGCGGCTTTAGACCATCCACTACTTTCTTTATAATGTCCTATATATAATAACTTCATAGTAGTTTGAATTTCTCCGCTCTCCTCTGTTCCCAAAAATTTCTTCTATTACATAAAGATAACATATGGTCGTAAGCTATATTAAAATCAAATGGATTACGAGACGCTTTTCCATCAAAAGCGGCAGAGCTTTCATTAAAATACATACCCCCAGTTAGGGCAGTAGTTGTTCTATACATTAAATCTCGTATTAGTCTTGCTTCCATAAAAGTATTTATCTTTTCTGGTTCACATAAGACATTAGTAATAAGCCATCTTGCTAATTTGTCATAGTCTACATTCGGTGGTAATTGTTCTGGTTTTTGTGCTGGTGGCCTTATTCTTGGTTGAGATTTCCATGTTTTTTCTTCATCTACTATTTCTACGCTATCAAAATAATCTTCCCACAATTTACCGCTTTTTTCCCACCTATAATATTCTTCAAAGGCGGATCTTGTTTTTTTACCCCACTCTTCTCGTTCTTCATTTGATAGTTCGAAAAACGATTTCATAGCTTCGGATGCTAATTCATTATCTGGAACCGCTCTGTAACAACCCGTTTCAAGCTCTTTATACAAAGCTTTTGGCTTAACTGGTATACCCTTTAGATTTCTTACAACACTTTCCATAGCGGAATAGTCTGTTGACATTACTGGTATTCCACATGCCGCAGCCTCTACTTGCGGTAAACCAAACCCTTCGCAATTTGCATACTGAACATAAAGATCAAATAAATTAATTATCTTAGCTAGATCTTCGTATTCAGCACCATTTTTTACATTGGATAGCGTGGCTCCAAATTTGCCAGTATATGCTGATTGTGCTATAGCACCTTTAAATAATGATGGAAATGGCCTGTTGGTTTGACCACAAATATATGTAAAATATACTTTTGAAGATAGCTGATATTGTTGCAATAATTCTGGTATATCCCACCCAAGATCTGGGTAACTGGTATGACAGTATAGAAAATATTTATCTGGATTTTCAACTTTAGATAATAAAATTTTAAATGCTTCAAATAAGTCTGGATACAATTTTCTTCTTTGGTTTCTCATCACAGTTCCAACAATAAAACAGTCTGGATCAATACCAAAAGAAGATCTTAATTTCTTTTTATTTTGTGTGGGTTGATAAGCTGGGTGTGCTGATGGAGATGCTGTTCCTATATAATTTATCTTATTTCCAGATTGTTTTTTCAAAACTTCTCCAGCCCATTCTGAGTATGTTAAACACGCATCTGCTGACTGATACGTAGCTATCCATTGGCGAGCTTGTGGATAAGCATCAACCGTTGGCATAATGCACCATTTATAGAATGGTCTAAATGGAGATCTTTCTTGGTAATCTAACATCCAGAAATCTCTGATATCACAAACGATATCTGGCATGAAGTCCAAACACACTTCTTCAAAAATTAATTCTCCAAACTGTGCTGTAGTATGATTAGCATATTGTTGCTGTTCTTGTTGCGAACACTTTTCGTCTGGTATGACCCCGTAATATTTCCAAGGAATATTGGTTGCTCTTGGATCATATCTAGTACCATAAGAAGCCATTTCCGCTATTTCATATTTACCAGTACTATATAAATAGCTTAATATTTCTCTAGTATATGTAGCATACCCGGTATTTAAAAATGTTGCTTCGCTACAAAATAATATTCTTTTTTTTCTCATATTATTCAGTCTTCAAAGTCCTGGTGACAAAAATCAAACTCATTAATTCTAAAAACTATTTGACTATTTTCTTTAGACACATTTTTTGCAGAAGCATGAATAACCAATTTTGTACCTTCGGTTGCGTACTTTTCCAAAGTTTCTGCTCCCGTATGCCAAGCCTCACAATGTATATATGTAGGAATTCTATTCTTTTCACCGGTTTTTGTTTTTCTATATGTATAAACAACCATAATAAAGTCGGCTTTTACTATATCGCCAGACATTGATATTCTTGGATTTTCAACTAAGTATCCAGTAAAGGAACACATATTCATTTGTAAGTTTCTCCTATCTTAATATTTTAGATGTAACAGTAGTAAAAAACACAATCACGTTTCATGAATTTGTTCAACAATAAATGAAGAATCATTATTATTAACATAACCGCAGAAAATAAGATTGTTGCCCTCATAAAGAATATACTTGTACTTTTCTTTTACTTTTGGAAAGACAATAACGCTGTCTAATATAGCTGTTTCGTCTTCTATTGTAAGAAAAGACATAATTTTATCTTTTGATTCACCCTTTTTTATTTTATAATCTGACAATCTTTGTATATTAGCTACTATGCACAAATCCTTACCCTTTTTTCCATTAACAACATCTTTGCACGTTGTATTTGCCGCAGAAGTATCTGATGTTTCAACTTTGCTTAAGCTTACTGGACAACCAAGAAATTTTACTTCTTGGTCTATAACCCAGGATGGATCATCAACTAAATCATACGGAGGATTTGATAATAGTTGTATTTCATTTAAAATTGTTTGTTTTCTATCGACTCTACTGGTGCCACCACCTTCTTTTTTTGTAGGAGCTAAGTCTACTAAAGCTTCCTGTAACGATGACCAGTTTTTATTTGGTAAATTTGTTTCAAGCCAAGCTTGTTCTGACTTTGTTAAAGATTTTAATATTTCATAATCGTATAGACATTTGTTTCTTGTCACTTTATCTTTTATGCCCCTAAAGAAACCTATTGATGCCAAAGCTTTGAATGAAGATGATGATATTCTTGAGTTAATGTATATCAATATCTCTAACCATGAGAGATTTTTAACGGGTTTCTTCAAATCTTTTTCTATTAGCGACAATGTTTCTATTAAAGAATCCCCATTTTTACCGGTTAAAGATTTTATGTCTTTTACACCAAAGTATATGGTATTTTTTTGAATATTAAACTTGTCTTTGTAATTTATTATACTAGGGGTTTTGACAGTAATATCAAACAGTTTTGCTTCTGAAATAAGTTCATATATTTCTTGATGTGGATCTTGTTTTTCATTTGCATAATAAAGATAGGATAAGAAAAACTCTTTTGTATTATGAGCTTTTTGAAAAGCACTGAGATATGAACACACAGCATATGATATACTATGAGATTTATTGAAAGCATACCTTGAAGACTTTTCAATCCATCCAAAGATTTCTTCGGCCTCTTCTTTTGTAACCATTCCAACCTTAGCCGCCCCATTTATAAACTTCTTTTTAACCTTTGCCATAAGGTCAGCTTTCTTTTTACCAATAGCTTTACGTAATTCGTCTGCTTCTTTCAAATTAAATCCAGCTATTTTTTGTGCAATACGCATAGATTGTTCTTGATAAACAAGTACGCCATACGTTGTTTTTAATATTTCTTCCAGTGATGGATGTAAATAGGTTACTTCTTCCTTACCGTGTTTGCGATCTACGAAGTGTTGTGTCATGCTCTTGCCATCGACATAAGCCTTAAGTGTCCCTGGTCTTATAATAGCTATTAAGGCAGATAGTTCTTCTATATTTGTTGGTGCTAATTTCTTAGCCCAGGATTTTCCAAGGTTGCTCTCTAGTTGGAAAACCCCCTTTGTTTTACCATCTGCAAATAATTTCCAAGTTTCTTTATCGCTATAATTTATCATTTTCTTCTCTCAAGTAAATAATTCAATGCTCTAATAACTCCATTTATATTATCTCCTAACCTACTAATACCAACGTTGCAATTATTGCACAACCACCCGCGAAACAAATTTGTTTGATGACAGTGATCTAAATGGAGCTTTGATTCTTTGCCACAACATTCACAAAAAGTCGGCCTATTATGATCATGTT